TTGAAAAGGTTATTGAACCAGAAAAAAACGAAATAAAAATATCAACTGAGAAAGTAAAACGCAAACGTAAAAATGCCGACTAATTTTATTTATTCAGTACACGATAGTACAGTTGCTGCAATTACAGAGCCTGTAACGGCGGCTGAATTAAAAGACTATATCCGGTTAGAGGGGTTCACGGATGCCGGAGGTAGTGAGGTTGCGTTTTCTGACGATGATACTTTAATTAACCTGATTATAAAATCAGCCCGTGAGCAATTTGAAAAAGTTTGTGGATTAACATTGACAGCAACAAGGGAAAAGATTTGTATGTTAAATAATTCAGCAGGCAATATTGAATTGCCATATGGGCCGGTTAAAACAGTTGATGAAGTATTGGATGAAGATGATAATGATTTGACGGCTGATATTGAAACAGTAGGGCTTCAATGGGTGCAATTAATTTCACCGGTTGCAGACAGATTGAAAGTGACATACACTTGTGGTTACGGTTCAACTGGGATTGAAACATTGCCAGGTAGTTTGAAGTTGGATATATTAAGGGCTGCCGCTTATTTATATGTAAACAGAGGTGACGACGCAACGGCGCAAAAATTTATTTCACAGTTGGCTTATAAACATTCGAGACTTGTATGGTTGGATTAATGAAACCTATAAGATTGGAGAGGCGATTAAATTCTCAGGATGCCACTGGAAGGTGGATTGCGGGAACGATAACCAAGTATAATGTTTGGGCCGAAGTGAGTAAAGTTGGCGCAAGTAGAAATCCTGGAAATCAAACACAATTAACCGGTCAGGTAACTTTTAAGATGTGGTTTAATAACGGGTTGAATTTAACAACTGACTGGAAAGTAGTTTATGCAGGGAAAAGATATACGATAACAGGAATTGATGTATTGAATGAAATGCGGTTTAATTATTTAATCAATGCAACAGAAATAAGCGGAGGGGATTCAAGGACATGGTAAAAGTAAATTTGATAGGGTTCAAAGAGTTTGCGGACAAGCTAAAAGCTGCACCGGCTAAGATTACGAATGAAGTAGGTGCAGAGTGTGAAGATGCGGCGAAGTTATTTGTAAGACAGGCGAAAAGAGATGCACCGAAAAATGAAGGGCAGTTGATTGGTGGGATAAGTTATACAAAGATAGATTCATTGACATTCGAGGTTGTAAGTGCAGCAAAACATTCACCTTATATGGAATTTGGTACAAAAGGAAATTATCAACCATATCCGGGTACAGAAGAATATGCAGCGCAATTTAAGGGTAAAGGTTCAGGTGATTACTATGATTTTCTGAATAGCATTTTAGATTGGGTGAAGAAAAAAGGATTGCATCATGTAACGAATAGTTACACTGGCAAAAGAGTAGGAGGTAAGGCGGCAAAGGAAAATTTATTAACACTTGCTTCTGCGATTGCGTTTAGTATTTTAAGAAAAGGAGTTAAGCCGCATCCGTTTTTCTTTAAGCAGATTTCAAGTGTGAGGCAAAAATTTATTAATCGGATAGAAAGAGTTTTGAAAAGTATATGAGAAACGTAATGTCAAAGCTGGTTGATAGTTGGTGGGATTTGCTGAATGGTTCTATTTCAGTTCCGGTGTACATTGAATCTGTTCCGGGTTCACAGGGCGGTAATTACGTTTTATTACGTGCAGAGGGTGAAACAGAAGTTGAAAGGAATAAAAAAACATGGATTAAAGAAGCTGTATTGATTGCTGAAGTCGTTACTGTATTTGATACAAACGAATTAATAAATACAAATACAGTTGATGACATAGATAATGAAATAGGTGTTTTATTAATAAACAATCCATACAGCGGACATAATCTATCAGCGCAAAGTGATATGGTAATTAACCGGGTTGACGATGAAACAACAACCTACTTACAGGAAGATGACGGCGAAAAAAAGTATTACAGAAAAATAACACGATACAATCATTTAATAACAATTCAAATATAAAACAATGGCAGCTCCAACAACAGTAGATTCTTCACTTGTCCTGTTCAGTTATTCGACTGATTCAGGTGTGACTTACAAAACAGTAGTTTGTGAATCCGATTCAAATATCGAGGGTTCACGAAATGTAGTTACGGATGAAACGAAGTGCGGGATATTAAAATATCCAGGCCCGGCTAATTTTCGTGTAACATTTAACGGGGTAGTTGATTCTGTTCCAGATGCAACCGAAGCAAGTTACACAGAGATACAAGCCATATTCGCGGCAAATACAAAGGTATATGCAAAATATACCAACGTAGGCACAGAACCATATCATCAGGGACAGGGCTGGTTTACAAGGTTGGGTAATCAGAACGCTGCAAGCGGAACAAGTAAATTTTCATTTGACTTTGAATTTGATGGCGATGTGGATGTAACTGCGTAAAAAAAATTATGAGTAAGCAAATAACGATTAAGCTGAACGGCAAAGATGAAACTTTGGAGTTTGGCAAGATGTGGTTTTTAAAATTCTTTGGTGAGAATTTGGGAAGCAACCCGTTAGAGATAGGCGCAATGGTAAATGATGCTGCAAAGCAGTTTGATTTCATTGTCTCCCTTATCTTATCCGGCAAGCAGGCCCAATGTGCGGTAGAAAAAGTAAAATGTGAGTATGATAAAAAGTCTATTGAAGATATTGTTGGTTCAATGGATGAAAGCGAAGCAGCAGAAGTGATAACTAAATATGTTGAGGTGATTACGCCAAAGGAAAAGCAAGGTCAGGAAGTGGCCAACCTATGACCTGGGATGATATAAGAGCCATCGCATTTGGGAGATTGCATTATAAGCCGGTTGAATTTTATGAACTGGATTATGAAGAATTGCTTTTGCTATTAAAGGGATGGAATGACGAACAAAGATTTGTTCAGATGATTCATAGAAATTCAGCAGCAATAATTTCAGATGTATTCAATCAAACAATGGGAGGGAAGGGAGCTATGAGTGCAGTATATCAAATGTGGCCTCTTACTGAAGAAGAGATGAAAAAGAATAGCGGCAGCCAAATGAGTAAGGATGATTTAAAGCATATATTGAGAGAACATGAGCGCCTTGTAAACTTAAAACGTAAGAATGGCGGAACAGATGAAAATACAAATAGGGGCTGATGTAAGCGGCGCAGTGTCCGGGTTAAACCAGGTTGCCGCAGCAACCGGAAAAACAACTTCCGCACTTAATAAACTCCCTAAATCTTCAAATGAGGCAACACAGTCTTTAGTAAATTTATCAAGAGTTGCACAAGATGCGCCGTATGGATTTATCGGTATTGCGAATAACTTAAACCCTTTATTAGAATCGTTTCAAAGATTAAAGGCATCAACCGGTACAACTGGTGGTGCTTTAAAAGAATTGGGCAAAAGTTTGACCGGGGCCGGAGGTATTGGATTAGCTATTGGTGTAGTATCTTCTTTGCTTGTTGTGTTCGGGGATAGATTATTTGGAGCAAGCAAGGCGGCTAAAGCTGCTGAAGATGCTGCCAAAAAATTAGGTGAAGGTATTGCAAGTTCAGCAGCAAAATTGACTGTATTAGTAGGGATAGTTCAGAATGTAAATGCTTCTTATGAAGATAAACAAAAAGCATTACAGGCAATAAATCAGGAGTACGGAAAATATCTTACAAATTTACAAAGCGAAAAGGTTACACTCGAAAATGTTGAATTGGCGTATGATGCTATCATTGACAAGATGATACGTCAAGCTGTTGTTAAAGGTATTCAAGACCAAATCACCGAATCAGTAACAAAAACTGCAAGTGCTATCGTTCAGTTGGAGATTAATCAAAAAAAAATAACTCAGGCTCAAAACAAAAAAAACGAATCAGACAGGCAGTTAATTGATGTTACTAAGCAAACAGATGGAATAATAAGAGATGGTAATTTAGCATATATTAATAGAGAACAGGTTTTATCTAAAACTACTAAAGGGCAATTTGATTATGCGATTGAAGTTAGAAAATTAACCGAGTCCTTAAAATCGCAGCTTTCACCGTTATTGCAGCTTACTGATAAATATTCTGACTTAGATATTGCACTTAGTAAAGGGATAAAAATAAAAGTAAATGCAAAAAAAGCAGATTTTAGCTTTAAATTTCCTGAAGATGAATTTATAGAAATACCTGAAATTAATATAAAGCCAAATCCTAAGTTAAGAGAAGATTTTGAAAAACAAATATTTGAGCAGTTACAAACAGATGAAGATATTAAAATACCAGTTGGTTCTACAATAGAATTAGAACAGGCAGATAAGGCTCAAAAAGAGTTTGAAAAAAATTTTGATGCGTTTGCATCTAATATAAATTCATCAATAACTAATTCACTTCAGGATTTGGTAGCTGGTGCAGCAGAAGGCATAGGAGAGGTTTTGACTGGCGGTAATTTGGGTGATGTTTTTAAAGGGTTCGCTAATATAATCGGGAGTGGACTTCAAGCAATAGGTAAGCAACTTATTAATGTTGCGGTTTTAGCAAAGATAACTCAAAAGGCTTTAAAAACGTTATTCACAAATCCGGGGCTCGCATTAGCAACCGGGATAGCATTAATTGCAGCAGGTTCTGCCCTGAAAAATGCTTTAGGTAAGGGAATATCTGGTAGAAAATCGGGAGGCCCGATAAGCGGTGGCACTCCTTACATCGTTGGTGAAGATGGTCCTGAATTAATAGTTCCTTCAAGTTCAGGCCGTGTAATTAATAACGCATCAATGAGATCAATTAGTTCCGGAAATTTTGGTGGTAATGTAACATTTGAAATCGAAGGCCAGAAATTAGTAGGCGTGTTATCGAGAGCCAATAATTATAATTTAAGAAACGTATGAGCCAAATCGGTCGTGAGTTCAGAATAGAATTTAAATCTGCGGTGAATGAGTTTACCGTAAGATGTTCTATTTATGAATCCGATTATCTTATACCAGACGGAGATATACCTGAAGTGATTAACCTGAAACGAGGGGCAAATCCTTTGGTATTAAAAACCGTTAATAACGACAGTAATAAGTTTAACCCGATATTCGCAAAACAGGCTGTTATATCTTTTATAACTGAAAACTATGACATTAATACATTCTTTGATGGCCCGGATAACAAATGGTTGGTGGTTATTACTATCATAGATACGTCGGTGGAATTATTCAGAGGGTATCTTGTATTGAATGATATTTCACAACCGTTTCTTCCGAATCCGCAGACTATTACTTTAACAGCGACTGATAAATTAGGGTCATTGAAAGATGTCCCCGGTCGTAATACAATCAACTTAGGCGAATCACAGATAAGAGGAAAGGTTTTATTTGGAATATGGTTTGCCCATGCCCTGCGTGCAACCGGGTTGAATCTTGACATCAAAGCAATGTATAATATCAGGGAGAGTGAGTTTTCTGCTTATCACCTGTTTGATAAGATATATATTGATGCCTTAACCTTCGAGGAAGATGTTGACATAATGGAAGATTTTTACACCGTACTCGAAAAGCTGTTAGGTATGACAGCTTTATTAACTCAATACAAAGGAGAATGGTTTATCAGAAGGATAGATGAGTTTGACCACAATACTTTGGATTACGTGGCTCAGTTTGACGATGAGGGTAATTACCAGAGTATAGGAACCGGGACAACGTATATTCAGAACATCGGAGCATTGAGTATGATGAAATGGGCCAACGCAAATCAGCAGATTTCAAGCGACAGGCCGCATAAATTTACCAAGATAAAATTCGATTACGAACACCCGAAAGAAGTTCCGTGTAATGCTGACATGGAAAGAGGTGACTACATATCTGATATTGATGCAACGACAAAGAAATACGAACTGAATTGCTGGACGTTATTCGAGGACAGGCCAAACGTTCCGAGTACGACAAGTGACAAATGGATAGAAAGGAAATTCAACTCCTTTGATGTAGAAGTTGAAAAATACGCAGTTATTGATGTAGCTTCTGCATTACTGGAACAAAACTTAATAAGTGAATTTATCCCATGTTTACAGTCGGATAAATTTGAATTTTCGTTTGAAGTTAAACATAATGGCCAGATAGAAACATCTGGTAGTAATTACGAAGTCCCTTATGCCCAGATAAGGTTATACGCTAACGATGGTACTTATTACACTCTTGAAGGCGGTTCAGAGTTTACCGGAGCAGTACCCGAATGGGTTGCCTGTACATCTGACTTTGATACGTTTCAGCGGTTCTTTAAAATATTATTCAACGGTGAAGATGATGATACTAAATTCCGTACCGGCGGATTCAGGAACGGAGAATGCCCCGCTGTACCCAAAGACGGACAGCTTCAGATAGTATTTACGCATCAGTATAAAGTTGATGAGTTTCAGGTTCATATCGGGTCAGTTAATTTTGTTTTTTATCCATACATAAATGGTACGTATAAAAAGTACACAGGACATCATAATAAGATTGAAAGAACAGAAACGGGTTATCTGGCATCATTAGAGGAAACTGTTTTCTTAAATGATACACCTCACCCGATTCTAAAGGGCGGGTTATTCAAGTATGACATAAACCTTGACCAGTATATATTAGGTGAGCAGTATTATGACCACTCGAAAAATCCTTTAGGTACACCATCAACATTATATACTTTTGGTAAGTTACAGTCATATAATGTATGGAATCAGTATAACAGAGGTATGAGAGTTTTAGAAGGTGATGTGATAGGGTTGGATTCAACAAATCCGCCGGATGTGATTCACCTGTATGTATTAACGAATACGAACCCGAATTTATTACCCAGAAGATATATGTGTGTGAGCTTTGAACAAAACTGGAAAACCGAAATATGGAGAGGTGTTTTTATCGAAGTAGAAAGCGCAGCGTTTCCGAAAGATTATTCGACTAACCATGAATTTAAATACCTGATATGAGTAAAGCCATAGCGCCTGGGATGGGATTATTGCAATTAAAGATTGATTCAGTATGGTACACACTATTCTGCGCAAAGGCTTTTACTTTCGACTTAAATCAGGATGAAATCGAGACAACGAGTATAAACAGTACCAGCGCAAGGGAATATATTCCAGGGATGAGTAATTCAACCGCATCGGCTAATGGGATAACTTATATTGAAAATGCGAGTTCAAAAATAGCAGCCACTTATTGCCTTCAGTTATCAGTCAGAAGGCAGTTATTGGAGTTCAGGGTTTTTCTTACGGCACAAGATACGGATAGTCTGGCTATTGAATTCAATGGGTTTTTTACTAATATAAACCTGGCCGGTGGGATAGACCAGTTCACACAAGGTGCGGTGAGCATAAGAGTAAGCGGCGACCCGGTGATTACGGAAATAGTGGCTCCCCCGGTGCCTGGTGAACTGGCAGAGATATATCTTACACTCAATTCAGGGAGTACATCTGTGTCGAATATCGTTCTTGATGATGTGGAGATATTTCTTGTCGAAAGAGAGGGTGTACAGTTTGATGAGGTAGCGGGAACTCCATCGGGCCGGCAATTCAGGTACAACGATGCTGCGGATGAAATAGTTTTTGATTCCAATATTCCGGGCAATCCCGGAGGTGAATCGGTTCATATATTATATAAACCAAATTAATGGCTGTACTTAAAAAATATCTTTTTTCTTATCCGGGTTCACCGGTGTTTACGGATTCGGCTCTGGCTTATTCTGATATACTTGTATTGAAAAGAGAAGGAACCGGGTACGATGAAATAACCGGAACGCCGACCGGTAGAGAGTTTAGTTACAACTATGCAACCGGTGTTTTTAATTTTGACACAAACATATTTACCGGAGATGTTCCTTCGGGAAGATATATACCTGATAAAATTTTAGTAATATATAAGCAATGAAAAAAATATTATCAATACTGGTTTTGTTTCTGAGTATAAAATCATTTTCTCAGGAGCCGGTTAATTATATACCCCAAAATTCTTATCACAAGTTCAGGGGCTTATATCCGGATTCTGTGTTACATATCCCGACCGGGTGTGGTACTCCTTCTTTACTCACGACAAAAAGCTGGAAAGGCGGGGCTGCTTTATACGGTGATACCTGTAATAACAGGCTTTATTTGTACTCAGATACATCGTGGATAAGGATAGCCAAGTTTGATGAAGCCGGTGCGGGTTCTGGAATAATCGAACTTGGCGACAGTCCTTATGGTTTGATTAAAGTGAATGATTCTACATACAGAGTAGATACATCCTGGGGCGGTGGATTGGAGACTAAGATTAATAACCGCCGGATGCAGGATAGTACGAATAGCAATATAGCTTTAAAATTCAATACTTCTGATACTGCTAATAAATGGCTGTATGACGTGTACCGGAAGCCTGGTACTGATAGTGTGTTTAAAGGACGTGGAGGTACATATACTTTTGCATACAGAGATACTTTAGGAGCAGGCGGAGGGATAGGGACGCTTGATACAATCCCCAATCCGAGATGGTACGTGACATCAGATGCGGCAGGTACTTTATGGAAAACCCATGCACCGTTTAAGGTCTGGAATATTATGGATTTGGGTGCTGAAAGAGATACGTCTTTTAACAGCGCCCCTGCGATAAGGAGAGCCATTGATTCCGTTATCGCTAATAAGGGGGGAATAGTTTTAATTCCTTCAGGTATGTTCAGGGTGGATTCTCTGTTACTCCCGGCTTATGCCGGCCCTGAACAAATACAGATTGTTATACAGGGGCAGGAACCACCTACTTTTCTTTACGGGACTGTATTTTACGCATATACATATCCGACATCAGGGAGTATAATTTATTCCAGATACGGGTCACCAACGGCTGCAATATTAAAAGCACTTCCTTTAAGCGGTACGTTTTCGTTTTTATCGACTATTATTGATAATGTTGATTTCAGAAGTTACGAGAATCCAAATATCAGCGGCGTGGATTTAAGTTACTCTCCATTCGCAAGGGTTGAAAACACTTCTATCAACACATGGAAATACTCTGTATCAACAGCACAACCTACCAACGGGAAGTTTGGTTTGAAAATGCCTTTGAATAATAATGGCGCTTATTCGATTGTAAACAATGTACAGATAACCGGTTACGACACGGCTGTTGTAGCACACGAACACCTGAAGATGGATAACGCTCATATCTACGGAGTGAAATACGCCATCTGGCCAGCTAACCCGTTCGGGCCGCACTCGTGGAATATCGGCAAACTTTCTTCCGCCGGTGTGAGATATGGGATTTATAACACCGGAGCCACAAATCTGAAAATTGAACTATGGGACCATGAAAACCTGGATAGTACAACTCAGGCCGGATTAGGTCAGACATGGCAAAACACATGGGCCCACATAGTGGATGATAATAATGAAATGCACTCAGAGATTACTTATTACATCACGGGCGCAAACGGAAGTGATAATTCATGGAAGCAGGTAGGCGGAAGATACGTTAGGGCCGTAAGACTGGGCCGGTGGCTGGATTCAATGGTTATAGGAACTCAGAATCCTACGACTACAAAGCCAGCTTTGAATATCGAAAAAGCTAATAACGATTTTGGGGTTACTTCTTATCCCGGAATCAGAATCTATAATACACACACAACAACCGGTACTGGTAACTTCGGAGACATAGCCTTTGGTTCAGGTAACGGAACCGTCACCGGTGGTATAGGCTCTAATTTCGGCGCCGCTTCAACCGCTCCTTACAGCAGCGGAAGCGGTATGTACATTGGTTCTTATTCAGCACATCCTATAAAGTTTTATACTAATAGCGGAATAAAGTTTGAGATAGCAAGTAACGGCGCTTTTACAGTAAACGGCAGTGCAGGTAATTCGGGAGATGTGCTTAAAAGCACAGGAGGCGGTGCAACGGCATGGGCCGCTCCGGATATAACAGGAACAACAGGTAATACAGATAATAAAGTTATAGTAAGTGATGGCGTAACAGGTGGGGTGATAAAACCAAGCCCGGTTACTATTGACCCGTCCGGGAATATGACTAACGTTCAGGATTTAACTACTTTGGGGTTTGTTAGCGGAGGTACTTACGTGGCGGCGCCGATGTTGTACGGAGGTAACAAAACATCTCAGACATACTCTGGATATGACGGATTAGTAGTTGGTAACACAGCAAAAAGGGCTATTATAGCCTTTTGGGACAACAATATACAGACAGCACAACAATACACGGATAATGATAACCTTAATTTTTACGGGTTAGCGAGTAAGGGGTTCCAGTTTTACACTAATAACAGCAGTACAACTGCACTGCTTAAATTGAGTAACACAGACCAGAGAGTTGGCATAAATACTAATTCACCTCAGAAAGTATTTCATACATCCGGTACAGTGAGGATGGCATCTTTGGGTACTGCTTCAAGTGATACTACAACTTATAAGCCGTTGGGTATAGATGCTAATGGAGATGTATTTCCGATGACGTACTGGCCCGGAAGCGGCGGCGGAGGTGGTGGTTATACAAACCTTACCCAGTTCGTTGACCAGACGGCGTGGAGAACATTCTACTCAAACGGAAGTGGTGATGTAACCGAACTTTCTTTAGGCGCATCCAATACGGTTTTATTAGGAAACGGAGTAACATCGGCTCCATCATGGGGAACAGTACCTAATGCTGCATTAACTAACAGTACAATATCAGGGATTTCATTGGGAAGTAATCTTGCTGACCTTACCGCTTTAAACACTACTTTAACTTTCAGCGGGGCCTATAATGGTTCAACAGCAAGAACAATCGGATTGAATCTTGGAAATGCTAACACATGGACGGCAGACCAGACAGTACCAGATGAAGTGTATGACGCTACTAACTGGAACGGAAATTTAGAAGTACCTACAAAAAACGCTATCAGGGATTACGTGGAAGGCTTGCCCACACTGGATTCTGTGGTAACGGACATAAACGTACTCAAATGGGATGGCACGAACTGGCTTTCAAAGGCTCTTATTGATAATACAGATATAGATTTTCAAAGAGGCGATGCGGGAGATACTACAATAACAGCAACCATCAAAAACGATGCTGTTACTTTTGCAAAGTTTCAGAACGTAACTGATGCCCGGTTGTTAGGACGTTCTGCAGGAAGTTCAGGAGACATGCAGGAGTTGACTGTATCGGCGCCTATTACTTTATCAGGCGGAGTACTTGACTTTGATGAATCGGCTAACTTAGGAAATAACGCAAGGGTATCGGTTAATAAAAACAGTGGTGCGACAGTGGGAACCCGCAGAAGGATAAACTTTATCGAAGGTTCAAATGTGACCCTGACAATATCAGATGATTCCGGTAACGAAGAAGTGGATGTTACCATTGCTTCAACAGGCGGAAGCGGTTCTCCTGGTGGCTCAAACACTCAGTTCCAGTATAACAACTCAGGGGCTTTCGCTGGCAGCGGAAATATGGTACAAGGGACTAATCAGATTTCAATATCAGGTACTGGTTCACAGGTTCCGTTGTTAGTTACAGGACATGAGGATAACGGCAAAGGAGCAATAATTCAGGTTAAAGAATTTAATGGCGGTACGATTGCAGAACTCAGGCAAGATACTACGTTTTCACAGAGGTATTATTCAGGCACACCGACTACTCCGTCAGCCAATTTTGGTTTACTGTACTGGAAAAACGATTCACTCCGGTCAATAAATGACAACGGGATTGAAAAGAATTTATGGGCCAGCGGCGGTGGAGCGGATTCGGTTGCTTACTCGTTCATGCAGCAGCCGAATGACAGTATGTTGATAATGAAAAAGACGTATGCCGCCGAAGGTGATACAATAGTGTTTAGGTTCCCTCAATATGCTGAGATAACAATATCACCATCTCAGCTTACAGCAGATCAGGACAACTGGAACCCTACGAATTGGGATAACGCAACGATTGTCCGGTTAAGCGGTGATGCGACAATCAGGGCAATCACTTCTTTTGCAGCTCCAACGGCTTCAACAAAACCTTATAAAAAGAAATTAATTAACACAGGTTCATCACCCGTTTATATACCAACCGAACACCCGGATGGCACAGCAGCCAATAGGGTAGATTACGTAAGTGATTACGTTATATATCCAAAACAGACTGTGAATATAATATATGATGCCACAAGTTCACGGTGGCGCATAGAAGGTGAAAACAATATTTTCGTGAAAAAAGGAATCAGTTTCTCAATCGGCGCCGGGTCTATCACCGCCGCCGACCACGGAGAGCTTGCCTTTGCCCAGACTGGAACCGGAGCGGCAGCGGCAGCATCAGCAGCCACGACTTCTTTACCGGCTTCCTATTCTTTGGGAACCGGAACTACCACAACAGGATTAGCGAGTTTGTACTTCACAAAATCAGCTAACACCTTCTCCGCTTTTGCGGCAGCTCATATCTACGCAGAAGCAGTTGTTTATATTCCTACGTTAAGCGATGGAACTGAAACACACACGTCTTACTTGTTAATCACTAACTCACCATCCGGAACCACAGCTGAGCCAAATAATAGTGTATTTATACGGTATTCTAACGGTATCAATTCAGGCAAGTGGCAATTAGTAAGTCAGGACAACGCTGGTGCAGAAAGTACAGCAGACTTGGGATCGTGACTGGGAAAC